AACTCCAATTGTTTTTGATTATCATCACCATCAATTTTGCACAGGTGATTTATCCGAACAATCGGCATTAGAATTAGCAATATCAACATGGCCGAAAGGAATTACACCAGTTGTGCACTATTCCGAATCAAAAGCATTGCACGAAAATAACCCAAAAGAAAAACCACAAGCTCACTCACTTTATATAAATGCACTTCCGAATACATATGGTGAAGATGTTGATATTATGGTTGAAGCAAAGGGTAAAGAATTAGCAATATTAAAATTTATATAATGAAAAGATACGCAATGTACATCGGAAGATGGCAAAATTGGCATAAAGGCCACGAATGGTTAATTAATCAACAATTGGAAAAAGGTAAAAATGTTTGGGTAGCAATTAGAGATGTTCAGATAGATGAAAACAATCCTAAAACTGCTCAAGAAGTTATGTTTGAACTTCGTAATGAACCATTTTTCCAAAATAATTGGAATAAAATATTATTATCAATCATCCCAGATATTGAATCGGTGAACTATGGTAGAGGTGTGGGATATGATGTAATCTATCACGAACCACCAACGGATGTAGCCGCAATTAGTGGTACTGCAATCCGTAGTGGAAAAATGAAGAATGATGGTAGTAGAGCGTAAGAGACACATAGCAAAAACCATCTCATATCGAATTGTAAGTACCTTAATCGGGTTCTTATTAATGTGGTTAGTAAGTGGTTCAATTAAAGTTGGAGCTGCATTTGGGATAGCAGAATTAATATATAAACCCATTCAATATTATATTCATGAAAGAATATGGTATAAATTTATAAAATACGGATTAAAAAAATAAAAAATGAAATTAATAGTAGACAAACGTTCAAATGGACTAATAACGAAAGAGTTTAGAGAATATCTAAAAACTCCTGTATTAAAGTCAGAAATAACACAAGATGAAGCTGATAATTTGAGAATGCAATTAACAGACGCCCTGATAGAGTATCCGGGATTAGGTATTTCTGCAACACAAATTGGTATTAAGAAACGAGCGTGTTATATTCAATTTGGTGATGAAGAATTATTCTTATTAAACCCAGTTATTAAAGAAAAATCTAAAGAAGGATTTCTTTTTTATGAGGGATGTTTATCAATTCCATCTACACTTACAAAACCAATTAGAACAATTAGAGCTTGTAAAATTGTGATTGATACCGATAATTTGGGAGAATTAACTTTTGAAATAAATCCAGAAGGTGATAAAGCAAATGAATCAGTTTCGAAAGAAACAATGATGACGGTTATTGTTCAGCATGAAATTGACCATTTAGATGGATTTACAATTAAAGATAGAGTATACAACACACAGGTTGTAAAAAGACAAAGCTATGGTAGAAATGATAAAATTGTAATGAAATCAAAAGAAGGAGAATTGATTGAAGTTAAATTTAAAAATTCAAATAAATATTTTTTAGAAGGATACGAAATAGTTTAATATGAAAATAATAATAATAATTTTAATTGTATGTTTGATATCGACCTTATATACAATATTCAATCTTCTTTCTAAATTAGAAAAATACGAAGAAGTTATAGAAGAAACCGATGATTTTATACAATCGGAATTACAAAAAAACGAAGCATTACTGGAGGCATTACGACAAATTGATAGTCGTGAAATGTTTGAAAAGGATGATGACGTAGGTTCTATATTTTATCAAATAAAAGAAACTATTGAAAAATTCAAACAAAGATAACTATGCCCAGAAAAAGAAGTCCTAATAGACAATATTTTACAAAAGATACGGAAGATGCTATTATTGAATATAATATAACAACTGACCAATATATTAAAGATAAGTTATATAGAGAGAGAATAGCATCTGCATTTTCTAAATTAGCAGAAATTGTCTATAATAAATGGAAGTTTACATATTTTGATGATGACCCACAAGATGTAATGGCGGAAGTGGTTGCATTTATGGTTGAAAAAATACATATGTACAAAAATGGTAAAGGTAAAGCATTTAGTTACTTTACTATTGTTGCAAGAAACTATCTTATTTTAAATAATAATGCAAACTATAAAAGATATAAAGATACGGATATAATGTCCGGATTACCGGAATCATTTGATACTGAAAATAATTTTAGAGAGGAACAAAGAAATGATGAACACCGAACATTCAATGCTAGAATGTTACAATATTGGGATAAACATTTAGAAAACTTTTTCCCAAAGAAAAGAGATTTACAAATAGCAGATTCCGTATTAGAATTATTTAGAAGAGCAGAATATATAGAAAATTTTAATAAAAAATCACTATATTTACTTATTAGAGAAATGACCGGACACCCTACTCATTATATAACAAAAGTTGTCAACAAAATGAAAGAAAAACAAATGGCACTTTATAATGAATTTGATAGAGAAGGTGATATAAAAATTTAGAAATAAAAACTATGAAAAAATTATTAATATTATCAATGATATTATTGTCGCTTGTTTCTACCGCACAAGAATATAAATTGAAAAAAATTAAAACTATTTCTTATGTTAAAGAGTATATTGATGATGCACCAGAATATGAACATTGGACTAGTATTAGTTTAGGAGTTTCTCCATATGGTAATGCTTACTACGAAAGAAGAAGAGAACCAAAAGAAGATGGATTTGGACTTGATATATATAGAGACAAAGTAATTTACCCAGATGATTTTCAGAATAAGTATTATAGTGAAACCGATAGATTTATATTAAGTTCAAATAAAAGATTTGGTATGGCTATGTATTATATAACACCTTTAAAATATGGGTTTGATTTTTCTTTTGGTGTTGGATTTTTACGTTACTATTTAGAAAAATCGTTACTTGATTTAACCCATAATATCAATGTAAAGTCAAGTACAAATTGGTATTTTATTGTTGGATTTACAAAAGAAGTTCGTATTACAGAACGATTCTATTTAGAAATGAATGGTAAGTTTAGAAATATGGTAAAATATTCAGTATTATATGGTAATGCGCGCGTTACCAAGTTTGAACCCGCATTGGGCATTAGATACGATATAAATTTTAAAAAATGATACAATTAGGTTTATCAGGATTTTACCACGATTCAGCAGCAGCAATTGTAATAGATGGTAAAGTTATATGTGCAATTGAAGAAGAGAAACTATCCGGCGAAAAGCATGATAGTTCTTTTCCGTTTAAAGCAATTCAATGGTGTTTGGAATATACAAAGATAACAATTGATGAAATTGATATGGTTTGTTGGTATGAGAACCCAAACCATAAATTTGAAAGAGTTAGAGAAACGATAGGTAAGTGGGGTGGTTTAAGACATCCTATAAAATGGAGACAATTCTTAAAGAGATGGAATGAAACAGAAGGTAACTTAACAGAAATATTAAAATCAATTGGATATGATGGAGAAATTTTATATTCATTACACCATCATTCACATTTGGCACTATCTTACTATACATCACCATTTGATAAAGCAATAGGTTTATCAATTGACGGAGTAGGAGAAAGACATTCGGTATACGCTACAATGTGTGATGATAAAGGATTTCATACAATACAAACATTACAATTTCCAGATTCTTTGGGATTAGTTTATTCAGCATTTACTGCTTATTTAGGATTCAAACCAAACGAAGGTGAATACAAAGTTATGGGATTAGCTCCATATGGTGATAATCAAAAATATAATAATACATTTGATAAGGTTGCTACTATTGGTGGTGAAATTGATATTGTAAAGATGGATATGTCTTACTTTACATGGCATACATCGGATAACGATATGTTTAATGATAAGTTGATTGATTTAATTGGATTTCCTCCACGTTTCAAAGATGAACCAATAGAACAACATCATAAAGACCTTGCAGCATCATTACAAAGATGGTATGAAAGTGCATTATATTTTATCATCAATAGAATTACAAATATTTGGAATAGTGAAAATTTAGTATTGGGTGGAGGATGTGCATATAACGGAACTGCTAATGGTAAAATTAAAACATTTACATCAATTAAAAATGTGTGGATTCCATTTGCACCATCGGATGCCGGTTCGGCAATTGGTGCATGTTTATATCATTATCACCAAACATTAGGCCATCCAAAAGTAAAAGGTGGTGATAATCAATCTCCATATTTAGGCGAAGAGTGGAGTAATCCTGAATTACTTAAAATTATATTACAAAATCATAGAAAAAAAGTTGTAATGTTTGATACCGATGAAATCTTATGTAAACAAGTTGCAAAATTAATTGAAGAGGGTAATATCATAGGATGGTTTCAAGGTAGGACTGAATTTGGTGCAAGAGCATTGGGTAATCGTTCTATATTGGCTAATCCACATTTGTCCGACATTAGAGATAGAATTAATAAGGTTGTCAAAAAGAGAGAAATGTTTAGACCATTTGCTCCATCGGTTACAATTGAAGATTATCAAAAGTATTTTATATCAGAAGAAGATGTTCCTTATATGAATCAGGTTGTTAAAGTTAAAAAGGATGTAAACATTCCGTCAGTAACGCATGTTGATAATTCTGCAAGGATACAGACTGTAAAAAGAGAGGATAACCCACTTTACTATGAATTATTAAAGGAATTTGAAAAACTAACAGGAACACCAATTCTATTAAATACATCATTCAACTTAAAAGACCATACAATGACTAATGACCCACAAAAAGCTATTTGGACATTTCATAATTGTGATATGGATTATTTAGTATTAGGAAAATATTTAATTAGTAAATAATGAAATTATACGCATACGGAGATAGTTGGACAGAAGGCCAGGGTGCTATTATAGATGAAGAACAAAAATTAAAAGATAGAATGTTTCTTAAAGATTTTAGGAATAAACATTCTTGGCCAATACGATTAGCAGAAAAATTAAATTGTGACCACGAAAATAATGGATGGAGTGGTAAAGCAAATAATTTAATATTCAATGAAGTTATTAATGATTTAAGAAACGGAAAAATCCACGAAGGAGATTTAGTAGTAATTATGTGGAGTTCATCTTTAAGAGACCATGTTCATTTCTTACCAAAAGGCGAGTGGATAAGTTGGTCAATAAAAGAACTTACTTTATTACCTCATAAATTTTTTGAATCATATAAATTTGGAGATGATAAATACAATGGATTTTTAGAAGATTATAAACGTTTCTTTTTAGAAAATATGTTTAATCAAAATTATTACAATATAATAAATCAAAACTATATTATTTTCTTACAAAAGATGTTAGAGAGTTATGGTGTAAAATATGTATTTTGTGATGCGTTTGATATGATGGTACAAGATTTGAGAAGGGGTGATGATGTTACACATTTAATAAATACAAAAAACTATTGGGGATTTGGTAAACAAACTATTAGAGATTTTATTGTAAAAATATCTGATGAAACTGCGTGGGAATATCCGGAACCATTTGACGTTATACCGTCAAAACATCCTAATAAAAAAGGATATAATCTAATAAGTGAAGAACTTTATAATTATATAGTAAGAAACAACATATTATAATGGCAAGCGAATTTCAATTATTTGATGGTAAAAACTTATCATCATTATTTAAAGACATATACGATAACCAACAAAACAAAAAGAAAAATATTTCCGAACTGATTGAATCGCTTCGTAAATTAATTCGCAATGTTGGTGAAGCAACCGTCATAGCCCCAATCATTAAAGATTTGATTGAGGTATCGGTTAAAAACGATGACCACTTAATTAAATTAGCAACAATTGCACAAAGACTTGCGGCCGCCGAAGCCAAAGGTATTGGTGAGGATGGTTGGTTAAGTGAAACCGAAAAAGCGCAATTACTTAATGAAATGGAAAATACGATTAATCAGGTAGAAGAAAAAAATAAAGAAAAGTTGACAGATTTAGAAATAGAAATTGAAGAAATAAAAAACAAAATCTAAATGTGGGAAGTAACAAGCAATTCGGAATTTACTGGAGAAAGTAAAAGCGATTTAGAAGTTTATTTGGCCAAAGTAACAAAAGTATACAAATCAACCGAAGAAATAAAGGAAGATTCATTATTATACAATATTAGCGCCAGTGTAAACTATAATGATAATAAATACAAAGATAAAGACCCGGATATACGATTTTTAGGAGCGGTTAAATTTCAAAAAGAACATTCAATATCTTTAATAGATTATGCAATTCCTTTTGATAAAAATAATATAACATTTCCAATTGTAGGAGAGACTGTATTGATATTGAATATCGGTATGCAACATTTTTGGTTACCATTTTCAAATACACAATATCCAAATTATAGAGAAGATTATAAAACAACAATTGGAGCTAGTGAAATAAAATATGTAGATGCTGGAGGAAAATCTAGTTCAAATAATGAAGATTATAAACAAATACAGCAAACCGGAATGGCCAAAAAGGCCAGCGATGGTAAGATAAAAAAAGATAAAGAATATAAAGTAAACGAAAAGATTAAATTTTTAAAACCAAGAGAAGGAGATACGCTTATAACCGGTAGAGTTGGAAATACAATTCGTTTTAGTGAATTTTTTTTAACCGAAGATGGTAAAACTTCTTCACCAGGCATATTCATTCGTAATAAACAAAACCCAGCACTAGATAGTAAAAAATTAGGAGAATTAATAGATGAAGATATAAATAAAGATGGAACTTCTATTTATATATCCTCTAATAAAACAAAAATACCTTTTAAAGAAACGATTAAAAAAAGTAAAGTAGGATTTGGCTCATATCCTTCTTCTGGAGATTTAAAAGGAGACCAATTATTTATAAATTCAGATAGAATCATCTTATCGGCTAAAGCAAAAGAATTTATTATCTTTGGTAAAGGAAATACTGGTGTAATTACCGATGGTGTATTTAGTGTAGATGCTGCTTCTTCAATATATGAGCATTCCGATGGAGACATAACATTACACACCAACACTAAAATATTTTTAAACTCAGATTCGGGTGGTAATGTATATTTGGGAAGTGATAGCGGTGAAGGTGATGCGGGTGCAGCGGTTCAACAAATGGTATTAGGTGGTGAGTTAGTAGATGTATTAAAAACATTAATAGATTTAATTACAAATCAAGTATTTTACACACCCGCAGGCCCATCGGCCATTGGACCGGCAAATGCAGCAGGATTTAATGCACTTAAAGATAAAATAGAAGTAATATTATCAGCTAGAAATTTTTTAAGTAAAAACTAATTTTAGATTATGTCAAGAAGAACACAATCTGAATCAAGGGCTGCAACTAGACGACAATCAATTGCTGATAGGCAAGCAGCTGCTGCAAGGTCTAGAGCACAATCTCAAAGAAGTTCTACATTGGGGGCACAACGAGCAAATGCTGCAGCAGCTAGAAAAAAGGCATTTGAAGCAGGTGGGTCTTGGGCAGGATTTTATTTAAAAATGAGAGGGTTTTTACAAAATGATGATATGTTGGGTAAAATTGGCAAATATTATAAAAAATATGAAAAATTTATAAAAAATAAGCAAACGATAGAATATGATAGAAGTAATCATACAATAGCAGTAAATTTTAAAGAAATAATAAAACATGGTAAAAAAGCTTTAAAAGGAGAGGTAAAAAAAGTAGCGGAAGGAATTGTAAACGAATCAAAAGAAACGGAAGGAGCTAAACGTTTATCTGGAGCAGAACACGTTTTAAATTGGTTGGAAACCGAAGAGTGGGTAAGAGAATTTTTAGAACAATATGAACAAGTTATAGTTAGTGGGAATGTTATGTTTCCTGGATTACTAAATGTAGCTGCGGGTGGATTTTCTAGTTCATATTTTCAATTTAGAAAGCCACCGGGTGGAACAAGAAAAAAGTTTTCGGTAAAAGGTGATAATGTTGCTGCTTTAATAAATTATGGATTAAATGAAGCAATTGCAGCATATTTGGCAACTACAATAGAAGCAAATAAATTTAGTCCTAATGGAGATTTATTACAAAAAGTAGGTGCAGGTATACAATTATGGTGGATGGGTAGACAAATGGATAAATCAAAAGCACCAATTTTCGTATTCCCACCTGCATTATCAACTTATGGAGATTCTACATATATGAGTTTTTGTGTATTTCCTGGAATCTTCCCAACACAACCAATGTTTCCAATTGGTAATGTAGATACTTGGCTTATGAATTTTATTATAAATGCAAATTTTCATTTATTATCCGTTGCTGGATTGCATTTTACTCGTCATAAAACATCCGTAACTGGATTACCAATTCCATTTTGGATAACACCCTGGGTTGGGTATTTTACAAAACCATTCGCAATTCCACCTTTAAATCCATTATCAGATTTACCTTGGAAACTTTCTCCTAAAGAAATTGCAGAAGAATTATTACCTATGGCAGTAAATTACGCAGTTGGAGAGGGTACCGGACTTGTTACCGATATAGCAGCGATGATTAGTGTAAAGGCTGGTACTGATTTAACATCTACCATTGCGGGTGGCGCGCCAATTCCATACGGAAACGATTCAAAATCATCAGAAGCATCACCAACGACTACTGCGGCTGGAACTCCTATATCACAACCTGGTATACTTGGTGGAGGTAACTAAATAAAATTTAAATACAATATTTATTATTAAAAACATATAAACAATTATTATGAAATCAGACATTTTATTAACTTTAATTAAAGAAGTTGTTAAAAACGAAGTTAAGTTACAAGTAAAAGAAGAACTTGTTAAACTTATAAAATCTGGTGCAGTTACATTAAACTCGCAAAAGAAAACATCTACTCCATCGTTAAGAGAGATGACGGAAGTTAATTCTACACCGGTTAAAAGAAAACAACCTGTATACGAACAGCCCGTTCAAAGACCACAAAAAGAATTTTCAAAAGACCCAATGATAAATGAGATTTTAAATATGACCCAACCATTTACCTCTGCACATAGAGCAGAAGGAAATACAGCTGCATTAGGCGTTAGTGGTGGTAGTGTATTAGATATGTTACAACCACAACAAACTATGGAGGGAGATTGGGAGACAATGGATTATAGAGAAGTATCATCTATACCTCAAAATATTCCACAACAACTAGAATCCACTGGGGATGGGTTGCAAGATGCAACAATAAAAGCATTGACAAGAGATTATTCGGAATTAGTAAAGAGATTTAAATAATGGCAATAGAATTAGGAAAAATATCCGTAAAAGATTTAATACAAAACCAACATAAAGGTTTAAGTATCGGATTTTCTAATTCAGATAAAGATGGAATATTTCAAAAAAATTATTCCACAAGAAAACAATATGCAGAAAATATTAAAAACTTAATATTAACAAAGAAAGGAGAAAGAATAATGAATCCATTATTCGGATGCGATATTCATAAAGTTTTATTTGAACCAATAATTGAAGGACAAATTGAAAATAAAATAGAAGCGGCAATTGAGCAGGCAGTAAACTATTGGATTCCAGAAGTTAATATAGATGAAATTGTTTTTGATTTTACTGAAAACGATATGGATAACCATATAATTAATTTTAATATAGTTTTTTCATTAAAATCAAATCCGGACATAACAGATAGTATAGAAGTATCAATAAAAGAATAACATAAAATGGCAATTAAATCTTTAAATAAAACTTGGGGCAATAATAATAAAGAAATAAATTATGTAGGTAAAGATTTTACCGC